TAAGGAGATCGAGGCTTTGCGAATTGGAGGCGCCCGGTTCTAGACTATGGCAACAATCGAAGATCAACTAATGGCCGACATCGAGCAAGATGATCGAATGCTAACCATCTCGGTTATTCAGATGGTTTATCCTGAGTTAACCATTAAGGAAGTCTTCGAGATACTTGAGGACCCTCTGCTTCTGGAAACGCTTCTTATAGAAGTGGCGTCAATTGAGGCTTATTCAATAGAGGGTCCTCATTCAAATCATATTTAAAAAGGAGATACGCGATGGAAATATTAGCTGCTATAGTCCCCTGCCTTTGCTTCCTAAGCTTTGTCTGCGGGATAGTTTTACTATCCGCCTTCGTTGTGGGCGGCCGTAGGGGTAAATGGGACGACAAGGAATGCCCACCGGGAGACATGCTATGAACTGGACGGAAGACGACAGGAATAACCCGCTAATGGTGATGCCAGAAGCGAAGGGAGCTGTGGAGGATATTCTTAGCCCCATACGAAGACGTTGGATGCTCTTGTTTCTTTTGTTGGTCGCGCTTTCCGCCATTCTCTTAGGCCCCAACAACTCCACGGAAGGATCTGGTGCAAAGACAGAGCCGCGTGATTCATGGCTGGTCGGAGAGACCATAAAGGATCCTGTCGTGGAGGCAACCCCCATACCCGAGGATCCATATTCTAAATACGACGGACAAGTTGTCCCGCACCCGCGCCGCCAGCCCGATGCGTTGGTGATTATAAAGATATCCAGATACGACCCGCAGCTCGGTGGCCCGAACTGTTTCCGATGGGGATGGGACCCAGTTAAGGGATATGATAGTTGTCTTTCTGGCTTATCGAACGGCGAAAGATGGGAGGTCAATTACGAAATATCTGTTGCCTGTGATCAGAGATGGCCATATTACACTATCGTGGAAATCGATGGACAGTTATGGTACTGTAAAGATCACGGAGGTAAAATTGTAGAGGCGAGACCAGGAGTATATTGGGTAGATCAATTAAGTAAAACTGGGCACTATCCGCATGGCTTCGAGATGGAAGCGAGCGTTTGGTTTCCCGCATAAGGAGGTTATGAGATGAATGCGCACGTACCATTAATGATCGGCGGCGTCATAGGATGGGTAATCGGTGTTCTGATTATCGTTTTGTGGTATGAGATTCGGTGGCGAAGACAATTCTCTGAATCTATGTTTTACTTTATATTCGAGGAATACATCAAGCCCCACTTGCCCGGTCAATAATAAACACAATTTAAAAAGGAGAAACAATGAACGTAACTTTACCTAAATTCTCGATGCCAACAAAAGAAAGAGCCAGCAAGGAGATAGAGAAAGTAGAAGGAGGCTTGCTTTTACAAGGCCTATTTCTAGTAACGCTTCTTGCTGTCCGACTGGTGTTGCCAGACGAATTGGAAGATAAATCATAATTAGGAATGAGAGGCCCGTAACAGGGTCTTTCATTTTTGTAAAGGAGATTGCGAATGAGTAGAATTTTATCGTATTTAAACCGACAGATGGCGTTTTATCTTAGGCGTCACGGATGGGTGGTGTTCTATCTCGAAGAACGGCACCGACATTGTAGAGATGGTATGTGCTGGTTGAAGTTATACCAGAGCGAGGAAGGAGATAAAGAGAAACTATCATGAACATCCCCCTTTCGCTATTAGTTTTGTATATTGGGATTGGCGTAATGTTAGCCACAAGGTATGTACTACGAACTGAAGTACGAGCTGAGTATAATAAAACAGTACTTGTCGTCACGTGGATTGTGCTGGTCGCTATTTGGTTTCCTGCCATCGTGAGTACCATAGTCGGTGCAAGCAAGAAGGAGAATAAATGAATTGGAAAAACGAATTAGTTAAGCGGTCCCCTGACATACTATTTGGATCGGGCATCCTGGGATTCATTGTTGCTGTGGTGATGTCTGCGAAGGCGGCACCGAAAGCGATGAAGGTATTGGATGAACTACCGCATGGTACAGAAATGAATTCACATTCTGAGAACTACCTGAAATCCTATCCCTCGGGGTTAGATAAGATACGAGCTGTCGCCCCAGTCTATATCCCCACGGCCGGCGTAGTCCTCCTCTCAACAGGTATGCTATTGGCAAGTAACAACATTGTCCGCAATCGGTACTCCAGTCTCTTAGCCATATATTCCATTACTGAACGTGCGATGCGTGAGTGGGAATCGGGGACTACTGACAACGTTACGAAGAAGAAACTGCTAACAATTAAAGAAGGAGTCATGGCACCGGATAGTGAGATTCCACTGGAAGAGGATTTCGTTGATGGGAACCGGTTATTCTGGGACGCATACAGTGGGAGATTCTTCTATGCTCAAAGTGTAGACACTGTTCGAAGGATATTTAGTGATATAAACCTGCAGATGGTTCACGATAACTTCGTTTCCCTGAACAGCTTCTATGAAGATCTTAGTATGGACCCGGTTGGCTTTGGTTATGACAGTGGTTGGAATGTTGAGAATGGTGATATAACTCCAACGTTCGACTCTATTGTGAGGAACGACCGAGCCTATATCCGCGTCCAATACCCAGTACAACCAAGGACGTGGTGATATGTTTAAACGAATTAAAGAAATGTGGAATCGAGCATTCGGGCCGTTTTATGTTGCTGGTCCCGAAACAACCATCACTAATCTGTATTACCCGGTAGTGAACAAGGCGTTGACGAGGGTAACCATTGATGGTATCCAGTATGAATATTGGGTTAATGCCAACACACCATGGAACGAACCTGGATTTCTCTCCGTAGGACATAGCCCCCACTATGATATTTATAGACGGGAAGATTATGATGAGGCGATCGGTCATTTCGACGAAAGATTCAAAGACGGTACTCTTATGTTGGAGAGGATGGCTGATGCGGTTCACGATATTTGGGCTAAGTGGATGCAGTGGCAATTCACGAAAGGTTTTGGCGGCCCGCGTGGTCAATTTACTATCGACTCAAGCTCTGTTATGCGTTGGATGCGCCAGATGGAGACTCCATACGCCGAGCTCTCTGAGAGCGAAAAGACAAGCGATCGCGACATCGCAAGGCGATACTTGCGTCTTATAATGATGCCCGAGAAATAGAAGGAGCAAACATGATAAAAGAAAAATTGTACAAAATTATGGACCGAGATGAGCTCATCCTACATAAGGTGGGCCTCATCCTGGGTGCGGCGGTTGGGGTCTTCGGAGGCCTTCTTATTTCGGATAAGGCCGCGCAATTCCAAGAAGTCATAGAGGAGGTTGCGGATGTCGAGACAACAGATTAACGAAAACCCCCCATCCTTTATAGACTGGTTAGCAGAGAAAATGCGAAAAGATCTATGGGATAAGATATGGGAAGAGATGTTAGAGGAGGGCGATGATGTCGAGACAGAATCTTAATAATCTGCCATCTAATAATAGAGAGGCTCCGAACCGCAGGCCCCAAAAGGCCAATTTGCAGGGGTCTATTCGTCAAGGAAACAAGGCTGGGCTTGCCAGTGAGGTGCGGGATATCTTCAATCAACAGTTCTCGTCCATGGTGATACCGTCGGTAATGCGGCTTATATACGACTTCCTTGAGGGCGCCCTAAGGATGTCAATCCTTGGTAAGTCCTCGAGTGGTAAGAGTAAATTTGGCGGGCCCACGTCATACGGTAGACAATATCGTGGCGGTGGTGGACCAACGTATCATAGAGGCGGCTCTTCTCAAGGGTATCAACAAGCCCGGCAAATCAAGAGCGCTCCTTACGAGGATATCTTCTTTGAGAGCCATCAGGACGCTGAGGTTGTTTTAGATATTATGAAGGAGACTATCCACGATTATGGCTGGGTAAGTGTAGGACATCTATATTCCGTTTGCGGGATTACGAATAATCACACCCACCATGGCTGGGGCTGGACAGACGTTAGTAGAGTTGGCATCTCTCGGGATGGCCCGGGATACTATATAGAATTACCAAATCCGGTGGGCAAATGAACCAGGATGATCATGTTAAGATAGAGTTTGAATGGATAGCAAAGGAAAAATGGTTAGAACAACAAGAAAAAAACAATCCCATATTCCATCCGAACCACTATAACTGGATACCTCGCATAGAGTGTCTCGATGTCGTCGAGCATTTCACCTTCAACCTTGGGTGTGCAATGAAGTATATTTGGCGGTCCCCATACCGACTGGTACTTAACGACGACCCCGATGTTGCGATACAGGATTTGAAGAAGGGGATATTCTACTTAGAGCGAGAAATAGACAGATTGGAGGAACTAAAGGAGATTGCGGATGGACCCAATAGAGATGGCGGACTTGGAAAAGAAAAGAATGGACCGGGTGGTTACACAATTACTTGAAGAGAAACGGGAGTGGGAACGTCTCTATAATGAGGAGATGGCGTCAAAAATGGACAAAGAAAAAGAACAATACGAGTATGAGATAATTCATATCCTCCCTGGCGGAGGAGTTTGGTCAGACATTTTGAATGGCCTGGGCGAGAAAGGCTACCGTCTAGTCGCGGTCGTCCCCCTTACACAAGTTATTTATAACGATGGCCAACCGAGTTATACCGGTTCTGGCACAGACTTAATATTTGAAAGGAGAAAGGAAATAGAATAATGATATTCGATACAATCAAGTCAGCCGTGGGTCCTAAAGTGGGCCGCGCGGTATTGGCGGGTAAGAGCTACTCCCCCGAACTATATTTGGCGGGCGGTTTGGTTATGGGCATTGGGTCGGCAATAATGCTAGCCCGGGCGCATAAGCGTTCCGACGAAGTTCTTGACCCCACGATCGAAATGATCGGAGAAGCAAAAGAATATATTACTGACTCAAATATCGAGGCCGTTAAGGAAACCGGCCACGAGGCAGTCAGTCGAAATGAAGCGGCCGGATATTTGAAGCCGCTGTATGGCACATTGGTATTGGACGCCGCCAAGCTTTACGGGCCTGGTGTTATCATGGGTCTCGGCGGGCTGGCACTGATTCTGGCGAGCCACGGGGTATTGCGGAATCGAAACAGGGCTTTGATTAGCACTGTGGCGCTCCTTGAGCGCGGCTTCAACCTATACCGCTCACGAGTGGTAGAAGAGTACGGAAAGGACGTCGATGAGAACATATACTTCGGCGCCGAATCCCGCGACGTTGTGACTATCGAGCAGACAGAGGGTGGGAAAACTCGTAAGCGTAAAAGCAAACGAAACCACATCCCCGAAGTCCCCGCACCCATGTTGTATGGGCGGCTATTCGATGACACTACCCCTCGCTGGAGATCGGACCGCAGTCGGAACGAGGCCTGGCTTATGATGATGCAAAGTATGATGAATGACAATCTTGACCTTTATCATGTCGTATTTCTGAATGATGTATACGCACAGTTGGGGTTCAAAAAGACTGCTGTAGGGGCAGTTGCTGGATGGTGTAAAGACCTTCCCGGCGGAGACAATTTCATCAGCTTTGGTTTAGACAATGGTATAAACCTGAACAAAGGAGATAACAGGTGGATGCTCGACTTCAACGTACAGGGGAACATCCTGGACGGGGTTGGCAACGAAGAAGCTCCGGAACTCTACTAGAGGAAGGCGAAAGCCTGACCCCGATGAAAGACTAATAATGCCGGAAGATTACCGCGATAACTGGATGCTATATGACCAGGTATGCGGAACCGGATGGCTGATTAAAGACGAGAATGCCGCTGACCCAGAGGCAATTGACTTTGCTTGGGATAGTGACATACGAAGAATGGAAAAGAATGGCCGCGACATGGACAAAATTGATGTGATAGATAAGGTAATGGTTGTCCGTGTTAGGTTGCCGTGGAATCGTGTTGATGGAGAGTGCTTAATATCAGATGCGGAGATGGAGGAGTTCGAAGAGGACTTGGAGATCCTTGAGGTATATATCCGTGCCCGTAGAAAAGACAGACCGAATAGTAAAGCTAAGCTGATGATAAGCCCTAAAAGTCGTCGGGCGTATGAGGCTACGCCGGACGAATATGAAATTACTGAAAAGAAATATCTAGTAACCTTCAAGATGAGTCCCGAGACTCGCATGTGGTTACGTAAGTAGGGGACCTAGGGGTGTGCTAGTTCGTCGCGTACGAGGCGAATTAGCATGCTCTAACGAGAAAGGAGATTCGAATGATCACAGTTGAGTGGGAAGAAATCGGAGACGATTACACGTTTCCAAACATGCCCGACTGGGAGACAGAAGAAGAGAACCATTTCAAAGTATCTGTCCCTTGTTTGTTGGAGTTGACTAATGGTAACATGTTTGTTGGGTGGTGGATTCAATGGGGCAATGAGAACCAATTCAACTTTAAGGATGGTTGGGTCGACGTAGAAGATACGGGACCTTATACAGATGTTGTTCGCTATATCCAACTAGACAAATTAAAAGATTAAGGAGTAATATGATGAGTGGAATTGAATTTGAGGATGTTGAACTACTTCCGGAAGAAACGGAAAAAGTACTCGAGGCGTTGTCTAATTATCCAATAGCAGGACTAAAAGAAGAGATGCCGGAAATTCTTCCTGAGCCAGAAACCGATGGGCCCATAGCCCTTATGGAACGCGGCTGGGATCTAATGGACGCCGCGCACGGAGGCAATATCACTCTGGCTCTGCGTAGTTGGAGAGAACAAGCTCGACAGTGGCGCGAAGATTGCCATGCCTGGGCAGAAGCAAATCCGACAGCGGATAACTAGGATGAGTAAGGGGATAATAAATCGCCTAACGGTTACTATTGAACCCCACAGGCATTATGGTGACGCCAAAGACATAAGAACTTTGAGAGTAGAAACAATTATTGACGGGAAAGATCACTATCTCGAAAGGACTCTGCAAACAGACGACCTAGAATCCTATTTCGATGTGTATTGGGCACAGATGGGCCGAGAACTTAAGGGATATTTAAAGGAGTTTTAGAATGCAATTCAAACGTGAAGATATAGGGCTTTACTTCGCGGCTGCGTTGATCGGTGGAGGCCTCGGTCTATTAGCCGGGGCCTTTCTAACCGCCAGAATCAACCGGAAGCGCGAAGAGACCTTTAACGCGGCCGATGCCGCACGAGATGAGAGTTGGTATCCGGAAGATGAGCCTACAGATGAAAAGGCGCCCACTGCAAATGTTACTTTAAATATTCGCCCAGAGTTAGCGGAGGCGAGTGAGACTATAAAAAAGGAAGTGAAGAAGATAAAAGTGGCGATCGATAAGAGTGAAAATATTCCCCGCGGAGAAATTTCTGGAAAACAAATCGAATCTCACCGTCTATCCAAAGAAGACCGCGACGAATTAGCCCGTCTACTGACGGAATATACTGTGGGCGATCTTCAAATAAAATTGGTACAGGAAGGAGTAATGTCCGTGCAGGAATTGGAAGATGCTCTGGCGGAAGAAGAGTTCGATGACCAGCCGCTGGATATCTCTGGTGGCGAAGTTACCAACTATAGCGGGCAATATCGTGGGGATGACAAACCCGATATGGCGTCTCTCCTTGAGAAACCGGTCGATGATCTCGGCCCTCGCACAGTTGACGACCTACTGGTAACCGTGGGTAACAGATGGGAGATATTGCTACAGCCGCCCGAGGGCAAGCCCGAGAATCAGAAACGAACCATCTATTTCGACCCTTCGGACGAATCGGTATTCACAAGGAATTCGAGCGGTGACATGGCCCCCGCGGATCTGCGAGTAATAGCCTCAGAAGAAGTTCGAGACATAATCATGCCGTGGTTACTCTTTGAGGAAGGTCTGGAGGCAATCTATTTGGACGACATCCGGAACAAGAAGACTCGATGGTATGAGATACTCCGGCTGAAGGAAGACGATGACGATGTCTATCAATAACCTATCCCCAAGAGAGGACGGGTTATTGGCATATCGCGTGTGGTTGCGGGGGTTGGTGATACCACTGGCCCCTACATACCACAGCCCTGCTATATTCAGTATCGCCTGGGAGATGTTGTATGTCCCCACTATTCCGAATGATCAGAATAGAGTATCAGACGGTATTGATTTGAGACAAAAGTATGGCGAGCAAACCGGGCTCGGGCTACCACCCGTAGGCGCTTGCCGCATGCTGGAGTTTCTAATAGGGCTGGCAATTCGTCTGAACGACGCCGATTATGACCCAACGATGCCCGATCGAGTTGGACCGTGGTTCTGGGCGCTTATGGATAATCTTCGTGTTATCGAGGCGGATGACCCATGGATTGAGGAATCTTTAGAGAAAATTAACACCCGAGACTATGATTATGATGGTCACGGTGGACTATTTCCTCTCCGAGGACCCAAGGAAAACCAACGAGAAGTAGAAATCTGGTATCAAATGCAGGCGTATTTGATGGAGAACATGGCTTAAAAAGTGTGACACTTTTGAGAAAAAAGCACATTGAAAAATGCTGTTACACTTTTGTGACGATTTTGAAGCTGTCTGAACCTGAGGAAAAGGCCCTTTTGGGGGGTCGTGTTACAATTAACTGTAACGCAAAACACGAAGTGTAACACAAAGTGTAACACCTTTTTACTCGTGGTCAGAGGGTCGAAAACAGCGTTTTGTGACACTTGTTACACCTACTTCTATATATCTCTGTAAAAAAAAATAATAAAGGGTATATATCCGTGGAAAACTCTTTGGCCTTTTTTCGGCAAAAGTGTCACAACCATTGTGTTACAACTATGTGACGTTTAAGTGTCACACTAACGGAGTACATCAATATGCTAGATTTCTATACAACATCGCAAACAGAAAAGGGGAAAGGCAAGCAGACAAGGCTTGAAATTTCTCCAAACTTCGTTACGACACGTTCAAAAGACTTAATGGTTAGGGGCGGCGCCTTCTATGCTGTCTGGAATCCTGAAACATCACTATGGTCTACTGACGAGTATGATCTACGTGAGCTAGTAGATAGAGATTTATATGCTGAGGCGTCGCGAGCTGAGGAAAGACAAGAGCTCCCCGTCGTCGTGAAAGACTTAAAGAACTTTACAACCGGGCAGTGGAATAGATACAAGATGTACACTAACCGATTGCCGGACTCTCATGAACAATTGGATGCTCAGGTAGTTTTTTCTAATAGTAAGGTTCGCAAAGAAGACTACATATCTAGACGACTCCCATATCCGCTAGAGCCAGGCGAAACGCCGGCCTTCGATTCTCTCTTCGGTCGACTTTACGACGATGAGCAATTGACAAAGTTGCTGTGGGCGATTGGTTCCATTATATCTGGCGATTCAAAGAAGATCCAGAAGTTCTACGTTTTATTTGGTTTGCCGGGAACTGGTAAGTCTACCGCACTAAATCTTATAGATAGGTTGTTTGAGGGATATACGCAGGCGTTTGAGGCGGCCAAATTAACCGGCTCTAGTAATAACTTCGCCGCGTCAGTCTTCAAGAGCAACCCTCTAGTAGCTATCGATCACGAGGGAGATCTCTCAAGGGTCAAAGTGAACAGCATTCTCACAAGTGTAGTATCACACGACCGCCTAACGATCGATGTTAAGTACCACCACCCATTTAGTCTGCGCTTGAATACAAGTTTATTCATAGCAACAAACAAACCCGTCATGATAACTGACAAGGGGTCTGGTCTCATTCGTCGTTTAATCGACATTCGTCCCACGGGTAAAACCGTTTCGGTAGGAGACTACGACGCCTTGGTTGGACAGATGGATTTTGAGCTTGGCGCTATAGCGCAAAAATGCCTGGACCTATATATGCAATTGGGTAAAGACTACTACAAAAGGTATGTCCCCATTGATATGTTGTTCAGGACTAACGTGTTCTTTAACTTTGTCGAGGAGCACTATCTAGACTTCATTCGTGAAGATTGGATAACGCTTAATAGGGCTTGGGAGCTTTACAAGAATTTTTGTGAAGAGTCCGGGATAACATACCGGATGCCCAAGTATGCTTTCCGAGATGAGTTAAAATTATACTGGAATGAATTCCATGGGGTCACTCGAATTGATGGAAAACAGATCCGCTCTGTCTTTATCGGATTCGATAGAGAGACCCTACAGGATGAGTTAGATGGCCACGACGAGAACCCGGTGTCATATGATTGGCTTACGGTATCGAAACAACCATCTATCCTCGATAGACTTTGCAAAAACCAGCAGGCGCAGCTTGCGTCGTCGGCGGGCCCCCCACGATATACATGGGATAATGTGAAAACTAAATTGTCCGACATAGACACATCACAGCTACATTACGTTCTTCCGTTGGAAAAGTTAATCACTATAGACTTCGACCTCAAGGATGAGGCAGGCGAAAAGTCTTTGGAGTTGAACTTAGAAGCCGCGCGAGCGTTCCCCCCGACATATGTCGAAACGAGTAAAAGCGGAAAGGGTTTGCATCTTCATTATCTATATGATGGTGACCCCACAGTTTTAAGTAGAATCTATGAGCCTGGAATAGAAATTCTGCGCCCCGTTGGTAAGTTCTCGATTCGTCGATTACTCAGCGATTGTAACAACCATGAGGTAGCTACAATTTCCAGCGGGCTACCACTAAAGCCTAAAAAAGGAGATTCTATGGCTAGTAGGAAAACGATAGCTAATGAGCGGGCTCTTAGGATATACATACTTAGGAACCTTCACAAGGAAATACACGCAAACACAAAACCGAGCATCGACTTTATTGACAAATTACTCTCGGATGCTTATGCCCAGGGACTTCGCTATGACCTAACAGATTTTAAGGAGCACGTCTTAAATTTCGCAGCGAATAGTACCAATAACGCATCCTATTGTCTTGAGTTGGCTATGGCTATGCAATATAAGTCCAACCACGATGATGAGGGGGATGACGATGTTGAAGAACCCCTAGACAAGCGTCTTGTGTTCTTTGATGTTGAGGTTTTCCCCAACTTGTTTTTAGTTTGCTGGAAGTTTGAAGATGCCCCTGAAATTATTAGAATGAGGAACCCCGGGCCTGCTGAAATAGAGAAACTGTTGGAGTTTCCGCTCGTGGGGTTTAACAACAGGCGATATGACAACCACATGTTGTATGCCGCTTACATTGGATATGGAACGGAGGAAATATATGGATTGAGTAAACGGATTATCTCTGGAGATAGAACGGGTATGTTCAGGGAAGCATATGGGCTGAGTCATGCTGACACATATGACTATGCCACAGTCAAACAAAATCTTAAACGCTGGGAAGTGGAACTTGGAATACCTTACATTGAGATGGAGGTTGACTGGGACGTGCCCCTGCCCGACGAGATGTTTGAAGTTGTAGCCGAGTATTGCGAGAATGATGTTCGCGCTAACCAGGCGGTCCATGAAGCTCGTATCGAGGATTACCACGCCCGACAGATTTTAGCAGATCTCAGCGGGCTTCGTGTAAATAGCACCACAATGTCGCACGCCTCTAAAATAATCTTTGGTTCTGATCGACGACATAAGGATGGGTTCAAGTACCCCGATCTATCAGAAGACTTTCCCGGTTATACTTTCGACATCAGCAAACCTAAAAACAAAAGGAGTGTGTATCGTGAAGAAACTGTCGGAGAGGGGGGCTACGTATGGGCAAAACCCGGTATGTATCGAAACGTCCTATACATGGATATCGCATCTATGCACCCAACATCTCTTGAGATCATGGAGTTGTTTGGTGCCCACACCAAGAACTATGCTGACCTCAAGGACGCATCTATGCACCCAACATCTCTTGAGATCATGGAGTTGTTTGGTGCCCACACCAAGAACTATGCTGACCTCAAGGAAGCAAGAATCCTTATTAAGAAAGGGAAAATAGATGAGGCCGGTAAAATGTTTGGCGGTCGGTTAGCTCGGCATCTAGAAGGGAGTGATCCAGAGGCGCTATCGTATGCGCTTAAGATTGCGTTGAACATTGTGTATGGGTTCACGTCTGCCCATTGGGACAACCCGTTTAAAGATAATCGAAACCTCGACAATGTTGTCGCTAAGCGCGGCGCGTTGTTTATGGTAGATTTGAAACACGCCCTCCTAGAACGGGGTACCAATGTCATTCACTTCAAGACGGATTCTGTGAAAGTTGCTGACTATGACAAATCAGATATCGATTTCATCAAGGAGTTCGGGGTGAAGTATGGCTATACCTTCGAGGTAGAGGGGGTCTATGACCGCATGGTCCTTATCAATGACGCCGTGCTAATCGGTCTGATGAATGAAAAATGGGAAGCCGTAGGCGCCCGGTTTGCCCAACCATACGTTTACAAAACATTATTCACGAAACAACCACTTGATTTCGAGGACTATATCGAGACTCGAGCTGTTAAGGTTGGGAAAATGTACATAGAAGACGATGACGGTGAGATGAATTTCGTAGGCAGAATCGGTCAGTTCTGCCCAATGACCAAAGGGGGTGGCGCCCTTTACCGTGTAACAGATGAAGGTAAGAAATACGCCGTGACCGCGACAACAGGGTATAAATGGCAGCAGGCCGACATCGTCAAAACCCTAGGGTTAGAAGACGACATCGACGTATCCTATTTTGAAGTTGCTACTGAAAAAGCGTTAGAAAGGATTGCTGAGTTTGGTGATCCTTCAATATTCTTAGGAGATTAAAAATGAAAGATGGGCAAGGATCTAGATTATGGGAAAAAGTAGCGGCAGGGTTTTTAGGCTTGTTTGCTATTAGGGAAGCAGGGAAGATTGTCAATACGGTTGTTAGTTTCATCTTCCTGTGTATTGTGTTCAGTTGTATAGCGATTTGGTTCATAACCAATTAAAGGAGATTAAGAAATGCCAGAAGAAAGAATGCCAAGTGTTACTCTCGAAAACGTTCCGATTATCTTTAAGAATTTCTCGGGGCAAAAGGGCCAGTTCAATAATGAAGGTGAAAGGTCGTTTCATATCCTCATCGAGGATTCAGATATAGCTTTAGCTATGATCGCCGATGGTTGGAATGTAAAACCGTTCGTGGATGAAGACGAGCAAGTAACCGACCATCACCTTCAGGTTAAGGTAAACTATAGTGGTTACCCGCCAAGGATTGTCCGGGTCACAAAAGGGGGTCGGCACCAAGTTGATCTCAACGAAAAGACCATCGGTTCTCTGGATTCTCAAAGAGTCCTTTCGGTTGATGTGACAATCAATCCGTATCATTGGAATATGCAAGGCCGAAGCGGCATTAAAGCCTACTGCGAGACGATGTTCGTTAATGTGGAGGAGACGGCTCTGGAAGAAAAGTACGCCGCCCTTCTAGAGATGCCTTTCGATCCAGATTAATGATAGAGCTTTGGGACCATCAAAGAAAAGCTCTAGCTAAGATGCACAACAGGTGTGTTCTCGTTGGTGGCACCGGCTCCGGCAAATCTTTGACGGCCCTTAGTTACTATGTAGAGAGCGTGGGAAAGGCTCGCGCTCTTTACATTATCACCACAGCTAGGAAGCGGGACGATGGAGATTGGAAGCGAGAAGCCGGGTCACTCGGTATAAAGGAGTTAGAGGTAGATTCATGGAACAACATAAAGAAGTATACGAAAATTTCTGGCGCGATGTTCATACTCGACGAACAGCGACTACTCGGCTCTGGGGTATGGGTCCGGTCCTTCTACAAGATAGCAAAGAAGAATCAGTGGGTATTGCTTTCTGCTACCCCTGCGGATACGTGGATGGACTTGATACCGGTGTTTGTGGCCAATGGGTTTTACAGAAATCGTACCGAATTCATTACGACCCATGTCCGATATGCCCCGTATGTTACTTTTCCTAAGATAACCGGCTTCCTAGATGTACCACGTCTTAAGGAATATCGAAACAAAGTATTCGTCTTGATGCCGTCAAAGAAACACACCACACGACACGTTCATAGAATCGGGGTTGATTACAACACGGAGCTCATTAAATTCATATTGAAGAATGAGTGGAACCCCTTTACCAATGAACCGATAGATAATCTTTCTGCCGAAACTTCTATCACCCGCCGCGTAATAAATATGTCGCCCGGTCGGATAATGAAATTACTGGAGATTCAAGAAACAGTCAAACGACTCATAATCTTTTACAATTTCAATTTCGAATTAGAGACTCTTCGACTTTGGTTTAAATGGCGGACTACCGTTGCCGAATGGAATGGGTGGAATCACGACCCGATACCAAAAACTGACGACTGGGTATACCTGGTACAGTATGCGGCTGCTGAGGCATGGGAGACCTTTGAGACTAACCACATGGCGTTCTATAGCTTGAACTATTCTTATCGAAAAATGCACCAAGCACGCGGAAGAATAGACCGCCACAACACACCATACACCGATTTGTACTACTACGAGTTGATATCAGACTCGTATCTGGATGTTGCTATACAGAAGGCCTTTGGTGAAAAAAGAGACTTCAACATCAATATGTTGAAATCACGGAAATCACAGGGCCTAATATAGAAAGAGACAGTGCTTAGCGTAAACTTACGCAGCACTTTCTATTTTTTTCCAAAAAGGAGACAAAAAATGCTTGAGAGTGGGCTGAAAAAAGCCTTTAAGGCCGATGTGAAACGTCGACTTCCCCATGTTAAGATGTACGAACCAAAAACTCATTCCCGGTCCGCCCCGGATTTAATTATTCTTGGGCCGGCGGCGATATGGTGGGCTGGCGAATTCAAGAGAGATAGGGATTCGGATGAACAACCCAACCAGGATTACACAATCGATCAACTTAATGAAATGGGTTATGCCGAGTTCGTATATCCAGATAATGCGGAGGAGGTGCTAAATGGATTGGAAGACTTATTCCCACCTTTCTAAAAAACATGCTTTCCTTTCCCCGAGTCGATATCATTGGATCAACTACGATAATGAAAAATTAATAGAAACATTTAGAAATCACAAAAGGGCCGCGTTAGGGACAAGGATGCACGCATTAGCTGCAGAACTGATATCCCTAGCTCGACGTCAACCGCAGACGGCAGAAGCATTCAACGCTTTTGTAAATGATGCCATCGGTTTTGGCATGAAGCCCGAAGTTCTTTTGTATTATTCTCCTCGGTGCTACGGCACCGCTGATGCGATTACTTATGACAATGGAGTACTACGTATACATGATCTGAAAACAGGAGCAACACCAGTCCCACCGGGAGCAACTAAACAGTTGCTAATCTACGCGGCTTTGTTTTGTTTAGATTATACATTAGACCCGCTTGACTTAGCGGGTATACATTTAAGAATCTACCAAAATGAAGAAGTGATGGAGTTTGATCCCGAACCTCAAGAACTTCTCCGCATAACGCGAAGAATTATAGAGGCGGACAAATTACTACAGGAAGTAGAAGCGTTAGTTGTTCTCTAGTTCAGGAGTTAAATCGCATGAGCAAAATAATAGAGCACATTGGAATTAAGCGTCGATCAGGACGTTACCCTTGGGGAAGCGGTGGAGAAAAAAGACTCGCTATGGACAGATTGGCGGGCCTGGGTTTTAACGAAAAAGAACAAGCCGCCTCTTTAGGAATATCAACAGGAGAACTTAGAAACCAAAAGGCCATTGCGAAAACAGAAGCGAAAGAGGAAAAGCGTCTGAACGTTGTAAGACAGAAATCGAATGGTATGAGTATAGCCGCCATTTCTAGAGAATTTGGAATTGCGGCCTCAACCGTTACAGAACTATTAAAACCCATCGCTGCTGTAAAATTCGAGATTCTCAGTAACATCAAAAAGGTGCTTAGGGGTATTATTGGAGATCATCGGTTTGTAGACATTGGTGAAGGTTCCGAAATATTCATGGAGGTTCCCAGAACCAAACTTGATAACGGCATCCAAGCGCTTAGAAACGAGGGTTTTAAACTATATCACCTACAACAAGAGCAAATGGGAAATCCTGGTCGTTTTACTACAGTTAAGATTCTTGGCGCCCCGGATACAACTTGGCAGGAACTCCTTGACAGTAAAGCGCAAGTCGCCATCCCTAATCACTTTTCTAATGATAAAGGATTAACCTTTTTTGAGCCTGGAAATGTCGTAGACGTTTCTTCGAAGAATGTCCTCGTTAAATACAAGGATGATGGCGGTGGTCTAAAAGATGGTTTGATTGAGATGCGTTCAGATGTTCCCGAACTTTCTTTGGGCGGGAAATCATATGCCCAGGTTCGTGTTTCTGTAGATGGCACTCACTTTATGAAAGGTATGGTTGTCGCTAGAGATGATCTTCCTGATGGTATAGATTTCATATATAATACTTCCGGAGAACGCCCCCTTGATGGGAATAAGCTTTCTGCTATGAAAAAGCAGAAATCACCGGGAGATGCCGAGTATGCGGTCAGTCAGTTCGGCTCCGTTGTAAAACCCAACGAATACGAAGGCCCCGATGGAAAAATAGCATTCGGACCACTTAACATTGTTGGGGAATATGAACCGGCAGTAGAAGGTTCTTGGGCTAGACACAAAAAGACTCTCTCTTCTCAAGTCTTATCCAAACAATCCCCTCGCTTAGCAGAAGAACAGCTTAAAAGAATCCACGATAATCAACGGGCCGAATTGGACGACATTATGGCTCTCACACATCCTACTGTGAGAAACCATTTACTTTCGGAATTTGCCGATAAAGCAGATAGAGCTTCTATTGATTTAAAAGCATCGGCTTTGCCGCGCCAAGCGACCCATGTTCTTTTACCAGATCCCGATCTTAAGCCTACTGAGATTTACGCGCCAAACTACAATAATGGTGAAAATGTTGCTGTAATTCGTTATCCCCATGGCGGCGTTTTTGAAATAGCTAGCCTAAGGGTTAACAATAAAAAAAGCGAATATAAGGATCTTATTGGAAATGCCGCAGATGCTGTTGCTGTTCATCCCGAAACAGCACAAAAACTATCTGGCGCCGACTTTGATGGTGATTTTGTACTAGTTATACCAAACAGAGATAAAAAGATTCGAATTTCGCCTAGCCTTACAGATTTAAAAGATTTTGACTCCAAATCGTACAAAATACCAGAAGCGGATTTGTATGATGAGAAAACAAACCCGAAAGGCATTAAACCCATTACTGATACAGCAAAACAACTTCAGATGGGCGTTGTATCTAATTTAATTACAGATATGACGATTAAAGGCGCCGATCAATCAGAGATTGCTAGGGCTGTTCGTCATTCTATGGTTGTGATTGATGCTGAAAAACACGAGCTTAACGTTAAGCAATCCTACCTAGATAACAATATAGGTAATCTAAAAGCGACATATCAAAAACATGTCTTTCAGGGAAAAGATAGATCTGGGGCATCAACTCTTATTAGTAAAGCGACATCTGAAGAGCGAGTTCCAGCCAGAAAGGATCGTTTTAGTATAGACCCCTCAACTGGCGAAAAGGTGTTTTACTATACTGATGAAACATACATAGTTAAGAAGACCGGCAAAGTGACCCCACGGACTACGTCGTCTACTAAGCTCGCAGAGTATGATCCTTATGAGCTATCCTCTGGCACAGCAATCGAGTCTGTATATGCTGCTCACTCTAACCGTATGAAGAACATGGCTAATGCCGCACGTCTTGAGACCCTAAAGAGTACCACCCCTGTCTATACACAAAGTGCCCGCCAGCAGTACGCTAATGAGGTGGTTACTTTGAATGCTAAATACCAGAAGGCTGTTGCCAATCGACCCATACAGAGAAAGGTTCAATTGCTGGCAGGGCAGATCTATAAAGATAAAATAGATAACACCCCCAACATGTCAGGTAGGGAGAAATCCAAATGGAAGGGCCGGTCTTACGCTTTAGCAAACGACCGTCTTGACGGGACCAAGCCTCGAGTTAATATAACCCCCCGGGAATGGGAGGCGATAGACATGGGTGCCGTATCTAAGACCCGCCTTAAGGGCATACTAAGAAACGCCGACATGGATCAAGTGCGTCAGTATGCGACACCTAGGGCGGCACAGGCCGGCCTATCTACCAGTAAGAAGACCCGTGCTACTAGTTTATTAGACAATGGCTATACCAATGCTGAGGTAGCAAGCGCATTAGGTGTACCCGTATCCCAGATCAGGGACCTAGAGGATTAACATAAGGTAGGTACATATGGCTATTAACTCCCCCTTCCTACTCTCCACTAGTGACAACCGGTACTCCCCCTTTACACAGTGGCAGGCATGGTATCTAGAAGATCTCCGTCTCGGCTATGACACAGTTGGTCTTTTAGCAAGAATGATAGCGAATGCTGAAGAGTTCAATGACAACGCTGCGCAAGACGCAATGCGTGACATTGTAGAGCTGAACTTCTCAGGCGCTCATGTTGTTGTTGTTAGAGAAGACTTTAGACAGTAGCCGTTGATTACTGATTTGGCCCCCGTTATAGAAGTTTCGTCTCTCGTTTTCTCCTTCTCCTTTTGGACATCAAGCTTTTGTTTTTTGTCCTTCGCCCGGCCGTTGCGGTTGACATCATTCATGAACATTTATGTAATATTATTTGTTGATCGCAACGGTTTGGTCTTTGAGAAGGCTTTGGACTTCCTACCCCACAAGGGGGGAGGGGGTCCCCGAAATCCCCCCCGCCT